ATCAAGGTTGTCAATTATCCAATCAAACAATTCTTTATCATGTAATTCTAAGTCCATCGCTTGGCCTTTACAGTGTTGTGAGGAACTTGAGCCACCAATAGCCCTATTCAAAGACGGACTTCTAAATCCTGAATTAATCTTAATCGGTTTACCTACGTGCGCCCGTAATGGTTCAAACACTTTCTCGCAAAGTAATTCAGCATTATCTAATTGCTCCAAGCTCATTACGTTTTGAATTCCTGCTCTTATTGCAGTAGGGGAAAAACAAAACTCCTCAACTGTTACGTGTTTACTTAGTCTCATAAGTTGAATTTTCTTGAATCAATGTATTTATGTACTTTTTGTACTCCGTTTTTTGTTCGTGTTACAATATCAATTGTTAAGATACGACCTCCAATTGGTTTAATAGGTGCGCCTCTTTCTACGTGCCAACCTTTGTCTCCGTCTCCGTACTCCTCTTTGTACGCTCCTGTTAACATTAAATGTAAGTCTTTGTGTTGTATAACCATTTTGTTACCCGCTTGTCTTAGCGTGTCTCTTACATCATTACGTGCGCTATTTTCGTGTATGTGTCCCATAGTAAATACATCGAATCCTTCGTACAATTCTAAGGCTCTTGTAAGGTTAATCGCTCCTTTCGTTACAACACCACCACCGCCTGAGCCATGAAAGTACTTTACTTTTACAGAATTTCCTCCACTTGTTGTGCTACCGTCTTTTAGTTTGATATTAATCCAACCACCGTAACCTCCTGTATATACATTGGAATTACATTTGTAATTAAGTAAGTCAACAAAGCGTTGTAAAATATCCGTTTCCTGCCATTTGATAATAGCAGTTTCATGATTTCCGTAACCTATTACAGTTAACAAATGTGCGTAAGGTGTCCACCATTCAACCGCAGTTTCAACTATTGAATCTAAATACTTTGAGTTATTGTGTTCGGGTCTAATATCTGACTTGTTTTTTCTTCTATCCCCTTGACCTTGCATTAAACAAAACATATCCCCGTTAATCATGATAGGAATGTTCTTTTCTAAGCAATAGTCTAAGTGTCTTTTTAAAGTGTCCCAGTCGCATTTTGGATTATCCCAATGTATATCTGAGAGCATTGCAATTTCAAAATTCTTTGTGTCTACGATTATATCGTGAACATTTTTACCGTGTTTTACTACTTGCATACGTTAATTTTTGCGTGAAAGTTACGCTTTTTATTTAAATCGAAAAGCTAAAACGATTATAATCAGTAAGACAGCTATAACAATAGGAAAGGTAAAACGGTTGTTTTTACTTCGTGTTTCTTTTATCTTAACCTTAGAATCAGTTTTAACGTCAATTTTATGCGTTCTAAAGGCATAACGTAATGAATCAGTATATTTCTTTAACTCAAATTTTAAACTGTCGTTAAATCGTCTTATTTCAAGTCTTTGATTAAAGCGTGTTTTCGGGTATAAAAATACGTTATGTTTTACTATTGTATCTTTTTGGGTATAATAATACTTGAAAAACGAAGTGTCTTTAGTTCGGATTAAAACCGAATCTTTTTGAAAGTAAGTTAAAGTGTCGGTTGTGTTGATTGAAACACCACCTTTCTTTTCGTATTTACGTAAGTGGTATGAAGCAGAACAACTAAAAAGAAAACCGTAAAAGATAGCGCAAACTACAATAAATAAAATAAATTTAGCAACGTCTAAATGTGGGAAGTTTCCTTTTGTTGTCATAGTTCTTTTTTAATGTTTTTAGCTTTTATAATTAAATCAACTATTTTATTGATGAATGAATAGCCTTTGACCTTTTGAAAACTTTCGTCCATTGACTTAACCTCAATCGATATTAACACGAGTGCAATTAACTTTGTAAATAAAAACTCAACTGATACTACCGATTTTGTAAGTTCGTTAATGATAAAAAAGTCCGAAGCATAAACTAACATAGTAGCTGTTACGTAGCTTAGTATCTTAGGGATAAAACCATGACGAAAGTTTTTCGATGTAACACCTTGACGCAATTGTTTAGCTTTCCAAACCCCGAAGCAAGTATCTAAAACAGTAGATAAAGCAACAAGTATTATAATACCTTTAATAGGTGCGAAAAAGACAAACAACGCTTGTAAAAAGTAACTGTAATAAGAGGCAATAAAAGACTTCATGCGAAAACGTGTATAGGGTTGTTAGGCTTTATTTCGTTTGAAAATTCAATATTTTCATCAGTCATTATATCAACGTGGTAACCTTCTAAGTACGTAGCCTCTTTAATAACTTCCATGTTTTCAATAACTGCAGGAGTATCTACTATTTTACCTATGTAAACAACAGCGTGAGTACTTGGTGCAAACGTGTTAATTTCGTTACCGTCTTTATCAGTTGTGTTAATCAAAATGCCTTTCGTTAACATATCAGTAATTGCGTTATCGTGGTCGGTGTATATTAGTTTATAAATCATATCGTAGTAAGTGTTGCGAGTTGTGTGTTAGTTAAGCGTGTTTTCCAAAGGGCTAAAGTATTTACTTCAATTTGTTGTTTATACGTTCCTAAAGAAACTGATAAATCATTAATATTCAAATTACTACAAGTTGGTACTGTACCCGTTGATTCTGTATCTACTTGAACACCATTTACATATAATGTAAAGTCATTTAATTTGTAAGAACCGCAGATTTTATATCTACCTTTTACTAAAGTAGTTGGATAAGATAAAAACGCACCTGTTGAAAATTCAAAGTAAAGTAATTTATTACCTATATAGAAATCAATTCTACTTGAACCGTTATATAATTCTATAGGCATTAAATCTTTAGATTCTCCATTGTAGTAGAAGTCAAATAAAATAGTTCCTTCTGTTTGTCCAATTAGATTGCTAATTCCTGTTTTATTAACTGAATCGGCAATTCGCGTTACGCTTGATGTGTCTGTAGGTATATAAGATGTAACATAAGAACCTTGCTCAAGTTGTTGACCAAATAAGTAAGATGTACCTATGTTAGTCAAAGTTCTGAATATATTACCAGAAGATAAAGTATCAGCACCTGTTATAGAACATCTATACCAACCATTATTTAATGCTTGAATCTTTGCAGTAACAGTACCAGAAGTACTTGTTATTGTTCCTGTATTCAAATTAAAAGTAGCTTCAAACGTATTGCTTGTTGTAACGTTTACATGAAAAAGAGTAATAGTATTCGATGTGCCTTTTTTAGCAAAAATACTATAAGATATATTACCACTACCTAAAGTAATTGGGTAAATGTCATTATTATTAGCAGAAGTTGTATTAAACTTTTCCGCTTTATTTGTTCCAAATGGGTCTAAAGTATCAGTTGTATCTTCTGTTACTGTAAATACCCCACCAGCAAAATCAAAACCAAAACCGCTAATTAATCTTTCACTATAAAATCTTAAATTCGTTCTTTGTGGCTCAACTAATATACTCGGACAACTTCCATTGCTATAATCTAAACGAGGTACATTAGTTGCTACGCTTTCAATAGCACCTGCTGAATTAATACGTGTTGCAGTAGTTGCTCTTGTTACTGTTAAGTCACCTGAACCGTCACTTGGAACTACTGAATATAGTTTACTCGCTTTCGTTCCGTTTGGTGTTACAACTAAACTCGCTGTATCTAATAAACTCATATTTCTAAATTATTTAATGTTTGTAATAAGCATTGGTTAGCCTCGTATGTTCCTGTATCAGTTGAAATTCTTGTACTAAAATTATAAGATATTCCTCCTTCATTTCCTACTAATTCAGTATCTCCCGAATTACTTATATAATGTAAATAACCCCAACCTATAGCATTATTAAAAGCATCTTGCCCCCAACCTATTGTGTTATTGTTTGCTGCCTTACCCCAATCAATTGAATTAATCATTTTTTTAATTCTTTTAATTCGTTATATAATTCTAAAAGCTGAGCTTCTTTATCTGCAATTAATTCCTCTTGTATTGGTTCATCTACTTCGATAAAACCAACTTCCACTAATCCGTTTTCGTCATATATTTCGTTTCTAATTTGCGCCATAATTTTATGCTTTTGTGATACCAATATATTGCAAATTTTGTGAAATTGCTGATTGATTTGCTAAAAATGTAGCTGGTGTTGGTGTTGTAAATGCTAAAGCGTAAAAATACGAATTTGCCATACTTGCAACTGTATTTGATTTTATTGGCATTGATTGTGCTTGTAATATACAACTTAAACTTGATGCAACCGCACCACCATGAAATGCCAACCAATAAGTAGTACCAGCCACAAAATTAATTGTTGCCAGTGCTGTTTTTTTACCAGTTGTTGAACAATTCAAATCTGAACTAACAAACAAAAGTGTGTTTGGATACCCATTTAAATCACTATATACAGCAATTCTGCAAAATGAACCAACTCCTAATGTATTTACATTGACAAATAAATCTGAAGATGTAAAATCTTGATTCGGAATAAAAGGATAAGCAACTAATCTATTTGTTGTAAATGCTGTGTTTGATAATGGGTTAACGCTAATCATTACCGTGTTTGTAACATCACCACTTTTTAATGGAATCAAAGAATGTATTCCTTTCAATCCACCTCCACCACCTCCACTATATTGTGGTATGTTTAATGTATCACCTACCAATGTAGCAGCACCACTTGTACCCGTAGTAGTTAATGTTAACGTATTTTGTTTAGTGTCTATCTCAGTTTGTTGTGCTGTACTTACAGGTTTATTAGCATCGCTTGTATTATCTACATTACCTAATCCTATTGAATTTTTATCAATTGCATCAATCATACGTTCCGTTTCAACAAAGTTAGAGTTAACCTTATCAAAGCCATCACGAAGTGTGTCCGTGTTTGGTACGTTATTACCTGTATTTATTGTTTCAATAGCCATTATATAAATAACTTTTATTTTTTAAATTGTTGTTATTTCTTTACTTGAGAAAGGTATAATTTTAATTTCTTAATATTTTCCTCTTTTGGTTTGTACTGCTTCATTTTTTTTTTGAATGTAATTTATTGCCTAATTTCAAATATGAATGTAATCTGTTTTCTATATTAGTAACCCACTCTAAATTGTCTAATCTATTATCACATTTAACACCATTAATGTGGTTTACTTGTTCTTTTCCATCTTCATTAATTAAAAAAGCATTTGCAACTAATCTATGAACTTGATGATTTTTTTTAATTCCATCTTTGTATAAACCAAGTCTACAATATCCTTTTTCAGTCATGTGAAACTTTACAAATTTTACATCATAACAAATATTTTGCATTACATTTTCTTTTTTTGGGTGTGGTCTTGTAAATTCTCTTTTTTCACTTTTAACCCTACCTAAATTGCTTACTTTGTATAAGCCTTCATAACCATTAACAGGTCTCCATTGTTCAATCTGCATACGCATATATATTAATTTTTAATTTACTACAAATACCAGCCAGTGAATGAATTTTTAGTATCTGGGTACATATCACCATTTGAATTAGATGTGTATTCAGGAAACGATGTATTGTTAAAACATATATAATCAATAAATCTTTGAGTATAATGTTGTGCAATGTCTCTTTCTTTTTCTACAATAAAATCAATTTCGCTTTTTTCAACTGTTTCACTATTCTCGCTTTGGTGTTTATAGATACCTTTATTAGCAATTGTATAAGCACTGAAAGGCAAATATTCGACCATACCCCAATGGATTAACATTGGCTTTACGTATTTTCTTAATAGACTTAAATAAGGGTCTGTTAAAGTATCGTTTATGATGTCATCCTGTATCTTTTCAAGTAAATCAGTACCTAAATAGTTTTGAATGTGCGTATCTTGAGCAATCTTGATAAACTGAATAAATTTGTCAGTATCAATATTACCATTTAAAGCTGTAAACTTTACAATGTCGTCTCTCGTAATTAATAGTGCCTCTGCCATTATCTTGCGTCTTGTGGTAAATTATTGTTATCAGGGTGGAAACCTTTGCGAGGTAAGTTGTTAGGCTGTATGCTAACTTGATACGGATTAGTTACTTTAAACCCTCTTTTACTTGCTATTCCTGTTTGAATACGTTTTGCATTAGGATTAGTTACATCAATTCCCATGCCTTCAATATTTGCGAATGTTAAGCGTTTAAATGAATGGTGACATCTTGGACCACCTTTAAACAAAAACACGTTGTAAGGCTCTCCATTATGCCCGAAACCGTCATTAACTACATTTGAGTTTACGTTAACTAAATCCTCTTTACGGTAAATCTTTTTAGCATCCATCATTTTTTTACAAAATGTTCTTTGAGGATTAGAATTACCTGTATATTGGTAACGAACTTTCCATTGAATGTCTCCGATAGTTTTATCTTGCTCACTCTTTGAATTAGGAATAGCTTTAACCGCACTTGCTAACTTTTGGAAAAGGTTTTGTTTAGGTTTGTAGTTTTTTAACTGCTCATCTAATTCATCCTCTAAGTCATAGTCAACATCACGCTCATCTACTAAAACCCAACCTTCCATGTTTTCATCTTCACCTAATCCGATTAATTCATCAGCATTTAAATTTACTTGTTCTGAAAGTTCTGTACCTGTTTCCTCTGCTACTTGTTCTGCACTTGTAGCGTTTTCTAAGTCAGTAAATTCTAAAGGTTGTAACGTTTTAAAGTATGTTTTTAACGTAATTCCGTTTTCTGCTAATATTCTATCAATAGCCTCTAATATTTCATCTTGAAATGGTCTAATAACCATGTTATCAAATAAGATAACTGAATTTTTTAACTCATCTGCATTAGAACTAAATCCTGTACTTGTTGCAATACCAAAAATCAAAGGCGATGTAACGCTATGTGATAGCATGATTTTACGCATACACTCCTCACTCAAATAAGTATAGTGTTCTGGTGCATCATTCAATGGAATAGCATCAACCGTAGTAGCTGTTTCTTTATTATCGTTAAACGCTGTTACAATACGTTTACCTTTTGAACCGCTTAATTTACCTAATACTTTTGAGTTGATAATTGATTGTTGCTCCTCAGTTGGTACTCCATTGTTAAAGTTAACAACCATAGTAGGGCTAAACCCATTTTGTACCTCGTTAATTAAGTATTCAGAAATTTCTTCCTCAAGTAATGAATAAGGAATACCTCCTTTATAATCAGGAAAAGCAAAGTACTTCATTCCAACCTCATAAGGCTGAATCATTAATATTTTAACCTCACCACTTCCAAAACCAAAAGCATCTATTCTTTTAGGCGGGAATTTTTTAATATCTTCCCAATTGTCTGAATAGTAATAAGCCTCAATCTCACCATCTTTATTGCATTTCTCTGGTCTTAATAAGTTAACAGGAATATGGTAAGCCTTAACAACTTTATCACCTTTGTAATGTACTTGAAAAGATGCTTGTCCTAACATCTTTCTATCAATACATATCTTACGTAAACACGAAGGATTAAACAAAGACATCATTGAAGCGTATTCATTTGGCTTTTTAGAAGCATCTAAGGCACTCAATCCTTTTCCGTATATCAATCTACTAATTGAATTAATTAATGCGTTGTGCGTTGTTGAATTACGGTATCTTTCTAATAAAAAATCGTAGTAAGTGTTATTCTCACCAATTTCAACCCAGTCATTACGGTTAGATTCCTTAATAACAGGCGTTTCGTATTGTGCTAATTGTATTGAATGTAAATTATTCATAAACTATAAATTCATTTGTTGTTGTGTTGCTTACGTACACATTATTATTTACGCTAAAAGTAGCTATATCTTGATTAGTGCAAAATATTTTATCCTTGTATTTAACAACATCACCATTTAGAAAAGTAATAGTGTAAAATCTATTCTCTTTTAAATCAAAAACCATGTCGTAATTGTAATAATAACTACTTGCGTAAATGTCATTATTATCTATTGAATAAGTTTGTGATGTATTAGTTTCCTCATCATGTACAATTATAGTATCTATATCCGTATCACGTGGTATAAAACTAACCGTTTGAACGCTCGTACTCTCTTGTAATATAATCATATATATATAACTATCAAAGTACGTTTTTGTTTTAAAATAAAAAAGGGGGAACTAATTAAAGCACCCCCTCAGTTATATATATTTAATGTTATGCAGTAACAATAGCAGCACTACCAAAAGCAGTTGCTAAAGCTGTTTCGCTTACTACATCAATCAAATTAGCAGGTAATGCTTCCATACCTACCAAAGTTAATGTTGAACCGTTGAAGTCACCCATTGCAACACCCTCTGAAAGGTTAGCAGTAGTTAATTCCATACCTCTGTTCAAACCAGCTAAAAAGAATTGATTGTTACGGTTACGAACCACAACGTGTGGGCGACCATAAGCCAACAACTTAACAATTTTCAAAGTAGTTGCATCTTTTTTCTTTAATTGGATAGACAAAGTTTGTTCAACAAATGTAGTACCGTTTTCACGTGATGAATTAACAACCTGCTCAAAAGAGTTAGTTCCTTTTAATTCAAATTTGTATAATGATGTTACATCTGCTGTATCAATAACATCCGTGTTTGTACCGTCATAAGCAACTGATGCTAAATCTCCAAAGTTGATGAAGTAAACTGCATCCAACCCTCCAAGCGCATCTTTACATGGTTCTAAGCGACCATTCCCTAAATCACAAGACATATTTTTAGTGTATTAAAAAAGGGAAGGCATTTTACCTCCCCTTTCAAGTTAATAATTAATCTAATTAGTTAGCTGAGTTAGTGATACCGTAAGTAACGATGTCTTCAACTACTGCATACTGTACACCTGCTGTTAAACGCATAACTACACGAACATTTTGTGAACCGTCAATGTCAGCCATGTCAATCAATTTAACCTCGTTGTGGTCTGATAACAATCCTGTACCAAAGTAAAGGTTATCAACAGTTGTAGCAATCGCTGTATTAGCAGCCAATCCATTAGCAACGAAGATTTTGATACCGTCAAACATCAACTCACCATTCGTGTACCACATTGTACCTTGGTTGTTAGCACCATTAGAACCTAATCCAGAAGCACCAAATCCACCCAATGCACGTACATAAGCTTTAGCGATGTTTTGAGAAACATAAATTCTCAATCCTTCGTTTGTGTACAAAGTTGAAGGAATAGCATCAACGATTTTGCCTAATTCAGTAATTACGTTTGAAGCTGTTACAGTTGTTCCTGCAACCTCTTGTGCTGCTGGTAATGCAGCATCAGCAGCTAACAAAGCAGAGAATCCTGCGAACTCACCAGAGTTAGCGTTAACACCAGCCCAAATGTTAGTTTCAGTTTTTGCAGCAACTTTAGCAGCTACGTGACCGATTAAGAAATCAGCAAAAGTCTTAGGCAAAGTGTCAAATGCACTGTAACCCATAGATACTGCTTCCCAATCTGAACGGAAATCTTTTTTACATAATTGTAAGTTTACTTGGAACTCCTCAGGTTGGATAACTTTCTCAGTTAAAGTAACCGTTGATGTTGCAGTAAAATCACAAGTTGCATCTTTCAAGATAGCATCAGTTGATAATCTTTTAAGTACTTGTTTGTACTTTACGTTTGGAAGTACTGTAATACCTCCTTTGTCGATTGTGTTAGCAGACAATAAAGCTGCTGCTACATACTTACCTGCGAACTCACCAGCGTAAGTAGTTGTAATTGATGTTGTTGTTGCCATAATTTATTTTTAAGAATTAATTTTACTCATTACTCTGTCTAATGTAGACATTGGTTTATTTTGTGCGAATTTAAAGTTAGCAACTGCTGTTTCGTTTTCAGGGTTAAAAGCGATAGGCTTAACATCTGATAATTCAACTTCTGATACTTCCTCTTTTGGTTGCTCTGACAATTTCTCTAATTGTGCTTTCAAGTCAATGTTTTCTTGTTTCAATGCTTCAATCTCTGAAAAGAATGTTTCTTTAACAATTGATTCAACAGTTTTCTTAACTTGTTTTTCAGCTTCTGCCTCAACAACCACTTCCTCTGCTGGTGCTTCCTCAACAGGTGCTTCCTCTTCCTCTTTTTCTGCTTCCATGTAAGATGCGATAATACCTTCCTCTTCAACGATTAAGATAAACCCATTCTCCATTTCGTAGCTTCCAATTGGTAAAGCAATTTTTTGCTCATCTTCTGTAACGATGAATACTTCCATTCCCGCCTCAAATGAATCAGCTTCAACGATTGTTACACCGTCAACTAATTTCATTTGCTCTAATTTTACCTCCATTCCTAATAAGGTTTTAATTTGGTTTATTACGCTCATATTTATTTGTATTTATTTACCTATTGATTGAACTGCACCCATAGAATTACCTATTGAATCATTAACTTGAGATACAAATGAATAAGCATCCATCAATTCTTTAAATGCTGGTAATTGTTTGTAATCAATTCCTAATTCAGTAGCTTGTTTTTGTAAAGCTGTTTGTAATCTATCTAAAACAGGTGTTATTTTTTTTGCATAATCTTTATTTAATACTATTTCTTTATAAGCAGTATTTAAAGGACCTACATTTTTTTGAACGATAGCATCTAATTTATTATATCTATCATTTAATTGTGAGATAGATTTTAATTGAAATTTAATATCGTCAACAGTTGCTAAGTGAACTTCATGCGATGATAATTCTGTTTTATCTTCTAACTTTTTGAAGATGTCGTTAAGTGTACTCATTTGTCGCTTTTTTATTATATAACTAATTTATTACGTTTTGTTGTATTTTTAACCTCTTGAGTTTGATATAACTCTTGGCTCATTCGTGTTTACAACATTAGAAACACTTTGCTCGTTTAAACCTCCGATGCCTTGCGCTTGTATGCTACCGTCACAACAATCTACATTGTAAGTACCGTCTTTACATATACAACCACGTTTGCTATTTTGTGGTGATGTTTTACTTTTTGTCTTTGCCATTTTATGATTGTTTTAAAATTTCCTTAATCTTTTCAATTAACTCTTGTTCCTCTTGTGCTTGCAAACTCATTTCTAACTTATCAGCAAAATAGCCCTCAATAGAAAACCCTTTTACCTTACCGTCTTTAACATCTTTCCAAACATCATCGTTGTTTACTTTCATTGAAATCATCCATGTACCTACGGGTAAACTAAAACCGTATTTAACAGACTTATCTTGTTTCTCATCTTCAATAATCCAAGATTCAACAACACTCAATCCGTTTAACTTTTTTTCATGTTCGTAAGTTGCATTATTTTGATTGCTATTCATTAAGAATAACTCCGATGCTTTGCGTACTGTATCTTCTGAAAAGTAAATGTAGTATTGTCCGTGTTTTTCACTTTCACGGTAAATTTGTTTATTAGGTATTAAAGCTGCACCCATTAGGATTTTCTTTTCAGCATCAATCTCCTTTAACTCTACTTCATGCTTATTTAATGCAATAAAGTTTTCTTGGATAGCAGGTGAATGTACAACGCTCACTGCATCAATTCCAGACTGTTGGTCTTTCTCGTCAATTACTAATTCAATAATCTTCATATCTTAATAACTTAAATTGTTTGCTTTTGTTTTATTTTTAAAGTGTAGCTGATTTAATTCTGTTTCTATCTAAACTTTGCGCACTTGTTACCTCCCCACTAACTACGTAAGCCTGTAATGGTGCATTACCTAATTGAGCCAATGGATTAGCACCCGCATTACCTACTATATTAAAGTTTGGTGTTGTTTGCTCTTGTGGTAATGAAGCCGAAGGAGTTGTATCTCCACCGCCAGAATTAGAACTGTTAAATTGTGTTTTAGATATTTGTGCTACACGTGCCAACCCTGAACCTACTGCAATAGCTGTTGCTGCAATACGAATAGGCAAACCTCCTTTAGTGTCCCTAAATACTCCTGCTGCTGCTGTATAAGTATCAATCAATGCACTTGCTATACTTGCTGCCTTTTGAATTTTAAACGCTTTACGTTGTGCTGCTTCGCTTTTACCCGCAAATGTTGTAGCCAACTCACCTAATAAATCAAATCCACCTTTAACTGTACTTATTTGAAGTGCTATTAAATCTTTTCTATCTTGCGCTTCCTTTTCATCGAGTACCTTTTTGTCATCACGTGCTTTTTGTTCTAAAGCTGATTTTTCAGTTAAGGCTTTTATTGAGGCGTCCATTTCCTCTTTTGATAATACACCCTTACGTGCTGTTAAGCCTGTTAAATCTTCAAACTCTTTAGCGTTAACTGCTTTTATCTCTTCCGCCTTTTGCTCTTCTAAATCCTTTGTTTCTTTTTTATACTTTTTAGCAAGTGCAATTAATTTATCGTATTTAGCAGTAATATCAATAATTTCTAATTCACTTTGTGTTTTAGTTGCTTCTAATTGCGCACGTGCTAATTCATTTAATTCCTCTGCTGCTTTTTGACGGTTTTCTTTTCTTTTAGCTGCCGCTTGTTGGTTAGCCTCTTTTTGTTTTTCAGCTAATTCTTTTGCCTTATTATCTTCCTCTTGTTTCTCTTGAGCATCAAATATTTGCTTGTTATGTTTTAAATCACCATAGTAATCTTTTGATTGTTTACCTAAAGACTTGTATCTTTGTGCCGATGTTGTTAATTGTTCACGTATTTTAGCAGCCTCTTCCTCATTTCCTTGCTCTAATAATTTTTTATAATATTTTTTTAATTGTTGGTAAGATTTTCCCTCGCTTTCATGTGAACGCATTTTAGATTCAGCTAATGCCTTAGTATCTTTTTGCTCTTGTTCAAATATTTCTTTTGCACTTTTACCTTGAGCCTTCATTAATTCAACTCTACGACCTTGAGCCTTTTGTAATGAATCAAAATTATTATCTATTGCCTCTCGTTGTTTTTCAAGTGCTTTTGTAAATTCTTGTGCGCTTTTTGTTGAATCCTCTGAACTTGATGTAAATAAAGCAAATGCACCTACTAAAGCAGTAATACCCCCAATGATTAAAAAGATAGGATTGGCTTTCATTACAGCGTTTAAAACTTTCATTGTAGCTGCTCCCACTGCTTGTGCTGCTGTTACTAATCTTTGTCCTATTGCTGTTTTTGCTAAACTCTTTGCTAAATCACCACTTAACGCTTTTACATCTTTGAATCCTTCACGCATTGAATCAATACCCTGAGTAATAGCCATTGCAGACTGTACCTTAAGCATACTTTCTTCAAGTGCTGCACTATCAACACCAACAGCACCCATTGCGCCTTGAAACGTGGAAAACCCACCAGAAACAAATGATAAAGCACCACCTAACTTTTGAGATGTAGTTTTTGCCAAAGCATCAACAGTCATGTCAGTTTGTTGAATTACTTTTTTCATTCTACCAACCTCAGCAGATAGCGTTTCAAATTCTTGTGTTCCTGTTTTACCAGCGTTGGCTAATTCATATAATTGGTCTTCAAGTTCACCCATTCGACCTGTTAACGGTTGTATATCACCGTACACATCCTCAAATGACTGTCCTAAAGCGTCAACATTCTTAATAGCACTCGCTGTATTTACATCAATTTCTATTACTCTTTTCTCAGCCATTGTTCAAACTTTTAATTCGTCTTTTTATAATTTTTTTACTATCCTTAAAATTGTGAGGTAATTTATTAATACCTTTTGCAATATCAATTTCTTTGCTTATTCCGTAGTGGTTATCCAAATGCAGAATATCAATTATTTGTTTTAAACTTACCATTGTTGAAAGATTGTTATGTTTTCAGTTGTTGTCTTAGTTGGAAAATTATATTGTATCTTAATTATATAAACAAAATTAAATAAGGATTGAATACATGATTGAGCCTCCCAGGTTCCGCTATCAGTTGCTATACGCTCTTTTAATACCTTAGGTAAATAAGGAGGTACTGTAATAGTAACTATTCCATCGTTTGTTAATGTAGTAACATCTATTGTAGCACCGTTAGCATCTGTTAAATCAAATGTAATATCGTTTGCTCCATTTGGAAAACTAATAGGTACTTCAAAATCTTGTTCACCTGATATAATCTTATTGTAAAACTTAGGTATAATTTGAGAAAAGTCATTAATCAAAACAAAGTCTACTACACCGCTTGTGATGTCAATCTTCATCTCGTTGATTATATATCTATGGTCTCTAATTAACAATCTATCGTTTAGCTTTAATTGAGTTAAAATATATAAAGGTAGTTTCGTCTTTACGTAGGTATATCTGTTTTTTCGTTGGTATAAGTTATTTAAGTAACTATTATAAAAACTAATAAACATTGAGCTAGGTATATTAACCTCAAAATAAGAACTAATATCGTTACCAAAATTCAACGAATAGTTAACCGTGTTGTAAACAATATCCTGCCCAAATGGAACGTAAGTAGTTATAGCTTGTGTAGTTGAACCATCATTAAAATGAAATTCATCACAACTTGTTTGTTCATTTAAAAACAATAACATCGGTTTAGGAATGTAAGGTTTAAAGTCTGGTGCTTTAGTCAAACAATAACCAACCTGTAAATTAGTTGCTAACTTACTGAATAGTAAATTCTCAAAAGGTAAATCTATTGTGTAGTCGTTTCCATCTGTATCAAATTGGTACTCTAAACTACCATACTCTCGCAAGTTATTTTCCTTAAATTTCCTATTCATGAATGACTCACTCTCTATATGTTTGAATGAAATCTTTTTGTATAACTTAATACGTTCAACATCAATACTGCTTACATCGGTGTATTTAGTAATATCCCATAACACCCCTGATTGATACCAACTATCAACTGTCTCAAATTTAAAGTAAGATTCATTAATTGGCTCAATAGTTAGATTATACTCTTTGATAATTCCACTAACAAAATCAGCTATCTTCATGTCCGGAACTAAAGTACTCAAGTTAAGCAATGATATTAAACTTGTTGTAGTATTCGTTACTGATGCTGTTATAGTTCCATTTGTAGGTGTGCCATTCAATAAACATGAATAGACGAAATTATAATCATAACTTGACGAAAAACTCATCGGAGCATCTGAGCGAAGTTGTACGCTTATGTTTTGTGCTAATCCGTAAACATTAGGTAAAGGCCCAAGTTCGATGTTTGTGTTTCCTGTTTCAGTAGTTGTGAATTGTAGTTGTCCGTTGTAATATACATCAGCATAATATTGTACACTACTTGAAGGAGTAACATTAAGTGTAATGTAATGTATTCCTGTATAATCAGTTATTAAACCTGTTAATCCTAAATCATTTGATTGAATGTAATTAACTAATACTTGGTTCGTGTTTGCATCAAAATACTGTGATGATGTTGTAGGTATGTTTACCTCTACTGAACTTGTATTAGTAACCATTGCCTCTTTATTTTTTAAGTAAAGAAAACAATTGTCAAAGCGTTTATCTAAGCGTATGTTACCTGTTAAAGTAATTCCGTACTTTGTTTCAATAGCATCAAATATTCTATTTATTTTAATAGCAGGGAATAACTCAGTATAATCAATGTGTCTACTATTTTGTGAAATGTCGTTTGTTCCACTTCCATAACTCCAAAGTCTGTTACTTGAAATTAAAGGATAACGTACATCGTAATCAGTTGAATCTGTAACACGGTTTAAAACTTCTGCACCTGTATAGTCATGCGAATAATCAGTATAATCTAAATCACTTAATTTATCCTCACCTAATTTGTCTTTTAACGATGTTAATTGTCCAAAGAATGTAATTGTATAGCTGTAAGGTTTTCCGTTCTTTAAATTAGCTTTTTCAAGTTGTATAGTACCTTTACGTAGTGTAGTTAAATCAATTTCAACAACCGC